ATTTGTATAGAAAATTTACTTATACAAATCAAGAGTCTTACAGACTTGATCACATTTGTTTTGTTGAGTTAGATGAGAAAAAACTAGATCACTCAGAATTTGATACCTTCAAAGAATTTTATAATAACGATTGGAATAAATTTGTTAAGTATAATATTCATGACGTAAGATTAGTTGATAAACTTGAATCTAAAATGAAGTTGCTTGATCTAGCATTTACTCTGGCTTATGATGCTAAAGTAAACTTTGAAGATGTTTACTCCCAAATTAGAATGTGGGATAGCATTATTTACGTTTATCTGTCTAAACAAAACATTGCTATTCCTCCCAAAAAGGAAGGCAAAAAAGATTCTAAGTATGCTGGAGCTTTTGTAAAGGATCCAAAACCAGGACTGTATGATTGGGTAGTTAACTTTGACTTGAATAGTCTGTATCCTCACCTAATCATGCAATATAATATTTCTCCAGAAACTCTTTTGCCTCATCGGCACCCAACAGCAAACGTAGATAGACTTCTCTATAAGGAGATTGATACCAGTGACCTTAATGGACAAACTCTCTGTGCTAATGGCACTTTTTATACAACTGAATTTCAAGGATTCCTCCCAAAACTCATGGAGAAAATCTACGAAGAGAGAAGCATCTACAAAAAAAAGATGCTACAAGCTAAGCAAGAGTACGAAAAGAATCCATCGACTCAATTGAAAAAGGATATTTCCAAATATAATAATATTCAAATGGCGAGGAAAATTCAATTGAACTCTGCTTATGGTGCTATTGGTAACGAACACTTTCGATACTATACGCTTGAAATGGCAGAAGCAATTACTCTTTCTGGTCAATTGTCTATTAGATGGATTGAGCAAAAAACAAATCAGTATCTAAATAAACTTTTGAAAACTAAAGGAGAAGATTATGTCATTGCTTGTGACACTGACTCTATGTATCTTAATCTGGGTCCGTTGGTCAAAACTATATACGCCAGCAGAGAAGCGTCTGATGAGAAAATTGTTAACTTCCTTGACAAGATCTGTGCTTTGGAACTTGAAGTGTTTATTGAAAATTCTTACCAAGAATTGGCCAAGTACTTAAATGCTTACTCTCAGAAAATGAAAATGAAGAGAGAGAATATAGCTAATCGTGGATTCTGGACTGCCAAAAAAAGATATGCTTTGAATGTGTGGGACAGTGAAGGTGTCAGATACAATACACCCAAACTAAAAATCTGTGGATTGGAGACTGCTAGATCTTCTACACCACAATACTTTAGAGATAAATTATACGAAGCATATAAAGTTATCATCAATCAAAGTAATGAAGACGTTTTAGATTACATCAATAAAATAAAAAAGGAAACAAAAGAACAACCTTATGTAAACATTTCTTTCCCAAGAGGTTGTAATGGATTAAGTAAGTACAAAAGTCCTTCAACAATTTATCGTGAAAGAACCCCAGTTCAAGTTAGAGGAGCATTGCTTTTTAACTACTACTTAAATAAGCACAACATTGAACATAAACATGCTAGAATACAAGAAGGGGAAAAGATTAAATTTATCTATCTAAAAACTCCAAACCCAATCAAAGAAAATGTGATATCATATATTGGTTCTATCCCAACAGAATTTGGAATAGAAAAATATATTGATTATAAGACACAGTTTGAAAAAGCGTTTTTTGATCCTCTTAGAAATGTATTGGAATCCATTGGATGGCAATACGAAAAAACTTTCTCTCTTATGAAATTTACTTAAACAATCTATGGACTTTCTATCACAAGCTTTAAAAGAAATTGGTAATGAGCACGCATCTTTTGTGTCTGATGGAATTGCTGCTGGAGATATTCGATCTTTTATAGATACTGGTTCTTACATATTCAATAGCGTTATCAGTGGATCTTTGTTTGGAGGCATACCTTCCAATAAGGTCACTGCTCTAGCAGGAGAACCAAGTACAGGAAAAACTTTTTTTGCTCTTTCTATTGTTCGTAATTTTCTTGATAGTGACCCTAACGCTGGAGTGATTTACTTTGAAAGTGAATCTGCCATTTCTCAAGAAATGATTGAATCCCGTGGTATTGATTCAAAAAGAATGGTTGTGTTTCCTGTAGCAACTATTGAAGAGTTCAGAACTCAATCTTGTAGAATCGTAGACAAATATTTAAAAGAACCTAAAGACTCTAGACAACCACTGATGTTTGTGCTAGACTCATTGGGGATGCTCAGCACTAGCAAAGAGATGGAAGACGTGTCGAACGATAAACAAGTTCGTGACATGACTAAATCACAACTCATTAAAGGTGCTTTCCGTGTGTTAACATTGAAACTTGGTCAAGCAAATGTTCCTATGATTGTCACCAATCATACTTATGATGTGATTGGATCTTATGTGCCACAAAAAGAAATGGGTGGCGGATCTGCTTTAAAGTATGCCGCATCTACTATTATCTACTTGTCTAAATCAAAAGAAAAAGATGGTACTGATGTTATTGGTAACATCATTAAATGTGAAGCTAAAAAATCACGTTTAACTAGAGAAGGAAGTAAAGTTTCTACTCGACTTTATTTTGATGAGCGTGGATTAGAACGTCATTATGGATTACTTGAACTTGGAGAAAGAGCTGGTCTATGGAAAAATGTAGCAGGAAGGTATGAAATAGATGGTAAAAAAATCTATGGAAAACAAATCCTTAAAGATCCAGAACAGTACTTTACTCCAGATGTGATGGAAGCATTGGATACACAAGCACAAAAAGAATTCAAGTATGGACTGAATGAAGATGACGGAGACGATTGAATCTACGATTATAAGAAATTTGTTATGTAATGAGGACTACTTTCGTAAGGTAGTTCCCCATTTAAAAAAAGAATACTTTTCCGAATATAGCGACAAGTATATTTTTGATGAGATTTATACGTTTGCTTCTAAGTACGATAAACCTCCAACCAAAGAAGTTTTGTTGCTATGTTTACAGGAAAGAGCAGATGTATCTGAAGATGTCTACAAAGAATCTGTATCAAAAATCAAATCATATACAGATGATCCTATTGACAAATCATGGGTAGTTGATGCTACTGAAAAGTGGTGTCAAGAAAGAGCAGTTTACAATGCCTTACTTAAGGCAATTAAAATTGCTGATGGAAATGATGATACTTATACAAAGGATTCAATCCCACAGATTTTACAAGAATCACTGGCAGTTTCTTTTGATGAATACATCGGACATGATTACTTTCTAAACACTCAAGAAAGATACGACTATTATCATAGGCAAGAAGAAAAGATTCCTTTTGATATTGATAAACTAAATGTTATTACAAAAGGTGGTCTTCCCAGAAAGACTTTAAACATTTTCATTGCTGGAACTGGTGTTGGTAAATCTCTGGTAATGTGCCATTGTGCTGCTAATGCTTTGAACCATGGACTTAATGTTTTGTACATTACGCTTGAAATGGCAGAAGAAAAGATTGCTGAACGCATCGACTCTAACCTTCTTGATGTAAATATTAAAGACATTGGAAATATTCCAGAGTCTATTTTCAATTCCCGTGTACAAGACATTGGCAAGCGTACTCAAGGTAAACTTATCATTAAAGAATACCCAACTGCTTCTGCTCATGCTGGTCATTTTAGGGCACTTCTAAATGATCTACGTTTGAAGAAAAATTTCAAACCAGACATTATTTTTGTTGACTATCTCAACATCTGTGCCTCGTCAAGATACAAGGGACATATCGTAAATAGTTACACATATGTTAAAGCAATTGCTGAAGAACTTAGGGGTCTTGCTGTTGAGTATGACTTACCATTGGTGTCTGCTACTCAAACTACTCGTTCTGGTTTTGGGAATACTGACCTTGACGTTACCGACACCAGCGAATCGTTTGGTCTCCCTGCTACTGCTGACCTTATGTTGGGTATCATATCCACTGAGGAGCTTGAACAATCTGGTAGGATTATGGTTAAGCAACTCAAGAACAGGTATAATGATCCAACACAGTACAGAAGATTCACTGTGGGTATTGACAGATCCAAGATGAAACTGTATAATGTAGAAGATGACACTGATGCTTCAATCACAAGTTCTACCGAAGAAGAAGTGGGCGATAGATTTGAAGATCTATCAAAAAAACAATCACGACAAGATAAATTCTCTAACTTTATTTTTTAACTATGCCTGACATTGACTTTAAACGATATCAAATCTTTGTGGACGCTGTTACTTCAGATGCTTCTACAGACTTTGTTGCCCTTTCTGATCGCCTTGTTGAGTTGGATCGTAAGGGTGCCAATATTGAACGACTGCTTACTGCTGGTGTTGGCATTAATGCCGAAGGTGGTGAGTTTCTTGAGATTGTTAAAAAAATGATCTTTCAAGGTAAACCATTTAACGAAGACAACCGAGAGCATCTAATCATTGAACTTGGAGACATCCTATGGTATGTGGCACAAGCATGTATTGCTCTTGAAATTGACTTCAATGAGGTTATTGCTCGTAACGTAAAGAAACTTGAAAAGCGATATCCTGGTGGAGCCTTTGACATTTACTATTCAGAGAATCGATCTGAAGATGATCTCTAAATTAATTAAGCAAAGATATCGTAGACGTTTATGGCGTATTTGGGCAAAGGCATTAGGTCAGAAAGCAAGTGATTGTAATACTGAATCTGATGCCGTTGCCATCACAAGGACATTTTTGTTTGCTACATACTTTATAACAAATTGTTTTATCATCGCTGGTGTCATCAGACACTGGTGATTTATTGGAGAGGTGGCCGAGTGGTTTATGGCAGCAGTCTTGAAAACTGCCGTGTTAATAGCACCGTGGGTTCAAATCCCACCCTCTCCGTTCTAAATAGTTCTAAACAGAACTAATGCTAACCCCATTATCTAAAACATCTTATAGCGTACAATCCAATACAGTTTTTAATGCTTTAAATGGAAATTTAAGTCAAGTAGCAGTAAAAAGGCTTAAAGCGGATGGGTATCCTTTATCACATCATGCTAAATGGAATTGGATTAAAAGATCTGGAAAAAATATTATAACTGGATATTTTAATGCTCAAGGTGTATCTCTTTCTGTATTTGAAAAAGAGGTAGAAAATTTAACATATTATCTTTCGATATATTTTTCTGGTTCTCAAGTATTATTAGAAGATAATCCAGAAGCTAAAGTAATTACAATTAAAAAATCTTCATCAACTGTTAAATTATATTTAAATTATAGAAATCGTATTTCTGCTGAAACAGAACAAAATGAAGGGCAAAGATATCAACAAGAACTTATTGATACATTAAGAACATCTGGATATACTTCTCAAACTAAAGCAGAAGAAATTGATAGTGATCAAGATGTAACAATAAATTCAAAAAATAGAAAAATTGGTATAGAGATAAAATCTAATTGGAGAGCTGCCTTTGGTCAAGCAACTTTATATTTTGGTGGAAATTCTTGGCATGTTAAACAAAATAGTGATCCAGTTATAAGACAATTAATTACTCAACACAATCTTATACAATGGATAAACAAAAAATGGTATGAAGAAACTGGAAATTATATTCCAAATACCAACCCAACAAAACAAGATCAGCAAATGCTTGGTGGAGGAACTGGACATTATATAGATATTAGCCCTGAATTTGTAAAAAAATATTATGACAAATCAGATTATATCCATATCAAAGGAAAAGGATTTTATAAAAACGGAACAAAAAATCCATTGAATATATCTGCCAATAAAGTTTCTAATTTTAATCCATCATCAGCAAAAGCAAGAATTAGAGTTAAGTATATTGGTAATGGAAAATATGGATATAGGATCGAAATGTATTTGGGAGAACTTCAAAGCAGTGTAAACATACAGGGATTAGATGGCGATTTATCATTCTTAGGAGAACCATGAAAAATTTTAAACAATTAAGACAAGAAACTCTTCGTGAAAGGTATATTCAAAAGGGAGTTTTCCAAGAAGGAGATTATGTAATGTCTGCCATCACTGGAGAGAAAGGACGTATCCATCGCTCTGGAACTAATTATGTTATTGTCATAACAGAAGATAATAAAATGTTTCGTGCTTGGGTAAAAGACATTAGAGAAATCAATTTCCAAGAAAGCATAAATAAAGAAAGGAAAAAAAGTACATTCTTTACCAATGAAACGACAGAGAGCAACGACATCGATAGCACACAATGATGGTTTTTCTAAACAATTAATTGAGTCTACTGTAAAGTTTATGGGAGAATCAGGCATCCCAACACTTGCCGACAATCCATATGCTGCCAAAAAAGCAGAAGATGATTTTTCTAAAAAGGATCCAAAAGAAAAAGCATCACCTGCCGATCCTATGGGTGGAGTAAAGCAATCGGTCGGAGCACAGATTCAATACACTAATGTAGTGACAAAAGAATCTTGTGGACCAGAACATGGTGAGAAAAAAGAAACGAAGAAGTGTAAAGAGTGTGGTAAGTCTCCATGTAAATGTGAAAAAGAAATGAAAGAATCTTTCAACCTAATGGTTGATGATGTTCATTATGTTTTTGAAAAAAAGAATGCTGAAGGTAAAGAACAAGGTGCTGATGGCAAAGCTTGCTGGAAAGGTTATAAGTATGCTGGCACTAAGAATGGTAAAGACAAGTGTGTAAAGGAAGACATTGGTACTATTGAACTAGATGAAAAAGCACCTCCTGGTGATAAGTATGAGAGAATGGTAAAGCATATCAAGAAAGGATATTC